CCCCAACCGGAGAAGTCCACGTAAAGTGGGATTGGGCTACCATGGAGTTTGAGGAAGTAAACGATTATGACGACTACATCAACCCATCATTCGATTAACCTAGCGCAAGTCCTTGAGTCAGTTGGCGTTGAGATCAAACGCGTTGGCGACCGAGAAATAACAGGAAAGTGTCCTGTGCACATACGCACTGTCGGACGACCAGATAACTCTCCATCATGGAGTATGAACGCAACAACTGGGCTATGGATTTGCTTTTCATGTGGCGCACGCGGGTCACTGTCATCATTGCTTTATGAGCTCACTGGTGACTCAGACTCGCTAGGAATACAGAAGATGCTTGTTGAGTCTTCTTTTGAAGCTTTAAAAGCACCAAAATCTCAACAAGAAGAAGTTTACGTAGACCGCGATGCGTTCTTTGGTTTTGCAAGAGTGCCAGAAGCTCTTTGTGAATCAAGAAACCTTGATCCAGAATTGACACACAAACATGGTGTGCGTTGGAACAAAGATCGTAGGGCGTGGGCCATACCTATTATGTCGCCTACTGGTAAGTTAGAGGGGTGGCAAGAAAAAAGACTAGGCAGCGTGCTTAACTATCCAAATGGTGTAAAGAAGTCTAAAACACTTTTCGGTGTCGAACGCTTTAAAAGCAAGGTAGCCGTTCTTGTAGAATCACCACTTGACGTAGTCAGGTTTGCAGCTGTAGGAGTTGACGCTCAGGCGTTGGGCACATTTGGTGCCTATGTGTCTGACGAACAACTTAGATTAACTTTGTATGTTGCCGACAAAATTGTTGTAGCAATGGACAATGATGATGCTGGTATTGCTTCTAGCAAGAAGATATACAGAGCAATAGGTACCCCACGAGCAGGTCTTTTGTGGTGGAATTACAGTGGTTCAAGTTGCAAAGACATAGGTGACATGGAAGACGAGGAAATTAAGGTAGGATTAGATACCGCAACTGTCCTACCACCTTGGATTACCTAATATGTTTACAGGATCACTATACCCATATCAAGAGGAGTCTGTTGAGAAGATGCTCGACAGAGGTCAAGTCTTACTTGGATTGGTGATGGGTGCTGGTAAAACTGTTACAACAATAGCGGCAATAGAGTCTTTGTTTGACACAAACGAAGTAGACCGTTGCTTAGTCGTAACTCCTGCGTCACTTAAGTACCAGTGGAAACGTGAGATTGAACGTTTTACTAATTCTCGTGTAACTGTGATTGACGGTACTGTAAAAGAACGAGAGCGGTGTTGGAAGTCAGCGCTATCGGCAAAGTATGTAATTGTAAACCCTGAGTGTTTAATGCGTGACCTGGTGATGTTTAAAAAAGTTGATTGTCAGGCCATAGTGGTAGACGAAGCCACCATGCTTAAATCTCGGGTTAGCAAACGCTCAAAGCTAGTAAAGAAAATTGCAAAGCCAATGCTCTACCGGTATGCCTTAACCGGCCAACCAATTGAAAATAAACCAGAAGAGTTGTTTTCAATCATGGAGTTTGTTGACCCCAGCGTCCTCGGTGCATTTACAGACTTTGATAGAACATTTATTGTCCGAGACCATTGGGGCAAACCACTTAGGTACCGAAACCTTGCGGAACTTCACAACTCTTTGACCCACTGTATGATCAGAAAGACAAGAGAAGATATTGCTGATCAATTACCAGAGATTATTCACCAAGTGATACCTGTACCTTTTGACGAAGCTGGGGCTTCTCTGTACAGAGCTATCTCAAAAGATTTGCTTTACCATTTACAACAGGCAATGTCTAAACACGGTGGGTCTTTTAACCTGTGGAAGCATTACAACGATCCGGAGTCAAATGAAGCTCAGGGTCAAATAATGTCTAGATTAACTGTGCTAAGAATGTTATGTGATAACCCACAATTAGTAGTTAGATCCTCAGAAATCTACGCTGATCCAAAGAGGCCCGATGAGGGTAGCGCTTATGCTCATGATATATATTCTAGGGGGCTTATGTCTAAAGTTACAGCGGCTCCTAAACTTGATGCCGTAGTGGAGTACATTGAGGAAGTCCTATCAGCTGACCCTAAAAACAAGGTTGTATTATTTTCTTTCTTTAAAGAAAACTTAAGACTAATACAGCAAGCAACCTCAAAGTTAACAAACAGTGTGTTGTTTATGGGAGGAATGAGCGCTGAAGAGAAAGACAAAGCCAAGCAGCTTTTTGGTAATGACGCAAACACTCGCTTGTTTTTGTCTTCAGACGCAGGAGGATACGGAGTAGACTTGCCAATGGCAAACTACCTAATATCGTATGACCTTCCTTGGAGTAGCGGCAAGTTGGAGCAAAGAGAGGCAAGAATCATTAGACTGTCCTCACAATTCCCCCACGTAACTATTGCAACTTTTGTTATGCAGGGTAGTATTGAAGAAAGACAGTATGAGATGCTCCAACAAAAACGTTCAATCAATGAAGCATTTGTTGATGGCAAGCACCATGATCATAAAGGTGGCTTTGATATAACGTTAGGAAGTCTCTCAAACTTTTTAAAGCAATCACACGTATAGGAGACCTATGGAAAAGGCTGTTGAAACTGGGCGTAAATACCCAGAGCAAGAGTTAGCTTTGATCAGCAAAGAGTACAATGATCTAAAGAGCTTGATTGATAAGTACCAAACAAGACTCGATCAACTCAAAAAAGAATTGAACCAACAAGCAGACCTCTTTGGAGATGAAGACGACAAAGGGCACAAGTGGCTTAGAGCTGGTAGTTTTCAAATAAAAAGAGAACGTAGGGTTTCTGTAAACCTTGACACTAGTGGTGCAGAAGCCTGGGCAAAAGACAACAACATATGGGACGACGTGTCCGAAGTAGTTCGTGTTCTTGATGAAGACAAACTGCTAGGAAAAGTTTGGGAAAATCCTGAGCTAAAGCCGGCCCTAGATAACTTGTATGTAAAGAAGGAAACCTGGGCATTTAAGCTTTCAGAAAGCAAAAGCTATGACGACGAATGAAATCTACACCTGGTTGAAAGACCACTCAGTAGTACACACTGAGTCTGGTGGCACTTATGATGTAGTAAAATTTAAAGAAGCAATCTCTCTGATTGAGTTCTTAATGGAAGAGCGTGATTACTGGAAGAACGCATACATGGAGGCCACTAGTGCCTCGTGACCCTCTTGATCTTTTTAATGACCTCCCCGACTTTCCTGGGAAAACCCCACCTAAAAACCGTTCTACAAAAAAGTCAGACAACAGACTTGAGGACAGATTCAATGGGGCAAAAGGTAAGGTCTTTAGGGTAGGCGGAGAAGAGCGCATGTTTTTCTCAGTAGGAGAACTTGCTAAATGTTTGAACCGTAAGCCAGTGACCATTAGGATGTGGGAACAACAAGGGTGGATACCCAAGGCCACCTATAGAACACCTACACCAAGAGGTGAACAAATTCCTGGAAAAACTTTGAAAGGTCGTAGACTTTACAGTTTGGAGCAGGTAGAGTTCTTGATGGATGCCCTAGAGCATTTCAAGATAGACGATCCCAACAAGGCCAATTGGGATGGTTTTAGAAAACACATAAAAAACCAATGGCCCAACTAACAAGAGAAAAGAGAAAAACATGTCAAGATACGATGATGACGACACAGAAATGATGGAAGAGGAAACTGCGGCCCCCCGTCGGCGCACGACCGCGGTAGAGGATGAAGACACACCAGCTCCGGCTGTTGCTTCAAACTCCATCCGTAGAGGATGGGGTGCGGTTGAGCAAGCAAAGTCCGCAGACTCTCCATACGCACAACGCCTTCGCGTTAGCGAAGAGCCAATTATCATCAAGTTTCTTGAGGATGAGCCTTACGCAACATACAGACAGCATTGGGTTGAGCGCACCGGACAGAAGTCCTTTACCTGCATTGCAGACCTAGACCCAAAGGGCTGTCCCCTGTGTGACGCGGGTAGTCGACCTGCAACTAGATTTGCTTTCAACGTTGTCCTGTTGTCCCCCGACTCAGAACCAGTGTTGAAGTCCTACGAAGTAGGTCCTCGTGTCATTGACCAGCTCAAAAACTTCCACATCGACCCTCGTCAGGGTCCGTTGTCAAAGCACTTCTGGGCAGTAAGCCGTTCCGGCAAGGGGGCTACCTCAGCAACCAACCATCAGTTGGTCAAGGAACGTGACTTGGAAGAATGGAACATTGACATAATTGATGAAGCAGGCTTCAAGGTTCTTCGCAAGTCGGTGTACACATCAGATATCATTCAGATACCTGTCCGTAAGGACCTGATCCAAATCGCATTGGAAGACTTGTCTGACTGAGATGACAAACCTAACAAACGGCGTGGGGGGTCTTATGGCCCCCCACGTTGTGTCTTCAATAGAAGAACTACATGAGATAGTCCAACACATCCAAAGTGTTGGAGCTTTTGCTTTTGACGTAGAAACACGTGGAAACGTAGAGCGCCATAGTGATGTACTTGCATGGATTGAGCAAGAGTGGAAGCAGCACGAAAGCACTTTGAAGACAACTTCTGAAGAAGTCCTAGCTAGGTCAAAAGAAGCCATCATACTAAGATGGCAAAACACTTTGGCTCTTGACCCCATGAGAAACGAAGTGTTTTGGATAGGCATAGCAACGGAAGGAAAATCATGGGCTATACCAATGGGTCATCCAAATGGAGAAATCCTTGTACCCGAAGAGCGTGGAGACGGGACAACCATACCTCCCCCTGGGTATCGCAAACTTTTAGCAAATGGCAAAGAGTCCCTAGCAAAGGCTAGGTACTACATTCCAGCGCAGTACTCAGAAGCCCCAGAGCAATTATCGCGTACTGACGTGTTTCAAGCCCTGGAACCTCTGTTCTTTAGCGACTTGGTTAAGGTGGGGCACAACATCAAGTTCGATGCTAGATCTATACGGAAGTACTACAATGATTGTCTTCCACATGGACCGTTTGTAGACACCATGATCATTCAGCATATTCTCAATGAGAACTTGCTTGAGTACAGCCTTGACAAGCTTATTGCCCATAACTTTGGTGGGTTTAATCCCTACTACATGGACGGCAAGATAGGAGCCATAATCACACAGGTTCCATTCTCCAAAGCAGTTAGGTATGTACATCTAGACGTTAAGTGGACTTGGCATTTGTACAATCTTCTTTGGCAGAAGATTCAAAACAAAGAAGAGTTACTGTCATGCCTACGTCAAGACATGGATGTAATACGAGTTCTAATGGATATGGAAGACACAGGTATCCCTGTAGATCATAGGTCTATGGTCAAGCTTGGCAAAGAGCTAGACACACACCTAAACGAGCTTCTTCTACAAATGATGGACTACGCTCCACCCGGATTTAATCCAGATAGTC